CCTACACGACGCTCTTCCGATCTCCACCAGAAACGCATCACCGCCGCCGTAGATCCTTGCGTTTGCGATGTTCCAGACCATTTCATTACGAGCGATCTGAGAAACGATCCGTTTGTTGCGTCTGATGTAAAAACAACCTGCGACCCTGTCGTGGTGGATAGGTCGAGTGTTGTGTTCGCAGTTGCTCCAAATTGCGTGGCGAAAGCTGCGGTTGGTGATGCGATGGTTGTGTTACCGACCGCGCCTATGCGTGAATAAACTGGATCAATGTTTGCTGCCATGGGTCACCTATATCTGTGCTGCAGCGATGAAAAAATCATCAAGCTGTTGTTCTGTTGTTCCGGCCCCAGCCGCTGCTGCGAGTGTCAACGGACTGTAGCGCTCAACCTGTGTCATAGCGGCCCAAGACAGATGTGCTTCAAGGGCTTGCTGCGCTGGTAGGGTCGCCAGTACGGCGTTCATCAATGCGGGCGGCTGCGTTGAAAGAGTTGGAACTTCACTGTCTGCGACCATTCCAGACCGAAGAAGTTGAATCAAAAACTGACGCTTTGTTATGACGTCGGGGACAGCGACTGGCGGGGGAGGCGGTGTTTCGATGACCGGGTCCGGAAGCGCCCACGAAGGCGTTACATTGGCCTCCACAAGCGAGTAGCAGGGGAAGTCCTTGGTGTTACCATCGAGGTCTGTGAGCCTCTGCACATAGCCCTGAAAAAGTTCCATGTAACCGAGGTCCCCGTTGTCCGGGTTCTGTATTTTGTTGTAGTTCATGGAAGCGCCATACCTCTTGCCATTGCCGACATGCGACCAAGATCCTTTCCACCAATTCCCATCAGGTTAACCCAGACATCTTGGGTGCCAGAACTGAAGTTGATTGCCACATTCGTTCCGGCGCTGTTCGCGATGATCGCGTCACGGCGCAGCGTGTTGGTGGCGGAGTACGTTCCGTACCCCACCTCCCAGTTGGCCCCTGATTGGTCGACGATTGCGTATGGAATCTGGTCGTCACCAACAGAGTAGACAGAGCCAAAGGTGCGGTATCCGGTAGCTGACGAACCGGGCAACGTCACGTTACCCGATCCTGCTGTTGTTACGGATTCTTTGACCCTGTCAAAGAGCTTCGCCATTAGACTAGAGCTCGTCCCACACCGTGTGCATGGTGTACGCACCAGTGGTCAAAGCCGTTTTCTGGCGGACGCAGATAGAACCAGCGGCACCAGCGCCTGTACCAGCAATGTTGCGAAGCACGACTTCACCATTCGGACGAGCGGTCCAGCGGTAAATGCCACCATACATGTTGCAGCCAAGGGCCATAAACGGGGTACCGGCCGTGGCGTCAGTTGTCACACCGAAGTTTGTGAAGCACACAGACGAAGCAGAATCCGCCTCGAGCTTGACCGGGGTAACGGCGGTACCAGCGGCGGCAGCGGCGCCGGTCGCGATGGCAACGCCATATTCGACATAAGCCGCGCCGGCTGACGTGGAAGCGTTTCCAACCAAGCTGATTTCATTGATCTTCATCTTTCGGTTTGTGAACGCAGTGATGAAGAATGCATCAGTAGAGCCGGTCGTTGTGGACGGAGCTGCCGCCTGACGGGCTGAAGCAAAAAGAGCCATTGTAATCTCCTATGGATTTAAATTTTGGGCAGGCAATGCCTCATCCCATACGCCACCCTCATCGAGTTTCTGACCCATGCCAGATGGCAAAAGTAGCCGGGCCTTCTTTTTTTCCTGCAGTTCATACTGCCTGCCTACACGCCTGGTTGCGTCCGCCATGGCTTCAGCTACATGCTTGTAAACAATATCGACTGCGCGCAGCTTGAATTCCAGGATCTGGGTCTTCAACGGCTGCGGGGCGTTTTTTGCACTCTCAAAGAGAGCGGTCATGATCATGTCGGTGTACTGATGGGCGTTAAAGCCACCATCTGTACCAACATAAAATCTTCCTGCAGTTTTAGGGTTGATGGAAGAATCCATTACAGAATCCTGACCAACGCGTTTGTTGCATCTGCAGACGGGAAGGTGATGACAAAATTAGACGCTAGCGATGTCTTGTCGGCACCGAAGTCCAGAACCAGGATGGCTCTGTTGGCTTTGCTTGAATTGTAGATCAGGGCGCCTCTGGCGGTGATCGAAGATCCGGCCCATGTGGTGTCCGCAAAATCGCAGAACGCAGTGGTGCCAGAGCTCGTAACAATCTGCCCTGTCAGGGTGTTTCCACCTGCAACATAACCAGTCCCAACGGCTTCATTTGATGTTGTGTAAGCCGTCGTGGTGGCATCGAGGGTTGCCGAAGAAGTGTAAAGGGCGCACTTGATGACATCACCTGCTGCTGCAAGGTTATGGGTGCCTGACAGAAGCTCAACCTTGAAGGATGTCGGTGTTGCCTGCGTGATTGCCATTATCGATCAACCGGTGTTGAGAATTGGTTTCTGTATGTGTCGGTGCGGGATTTCCCCTGCGAGAACATCTTCACCTCTGCAAGCGCTTCGTCGTAGGCGGCCTTGTAAACTGCCAACAAGTCTGTCTCGCCTTTCATGAACATGTACCCCTGCAGGATGCTTCCAAAGAGGAGAGCGTTCTCAAACCTGTCTCCGAGCCACGTGGTACTCGCTGTAACGATGGATGTCGGGTAGGCGAAGTAGTGCATTTCCATCGAGTAGGCCAAATCTGGAGTCGGTCCCATGAAGATGTTCTGGTGGTCGAGGAGTGCGTAGTACTGAGGCACCCCGGTTATCCCGGTCGGATAGGCCTCCCTGATAAAGGAGACATCCTTGTTCAGCAGGAACTGAGCCCCAGCCCCCGGCACTGTAACCGAGAGCTCATAAATGGAATTGAAGTCAGACGGCACACCGAGCGATGCGGTTCCTATAACTGCGGTCGCTGTAACGTTCTTGCGCGTGACCGGAAGCTGCGCCGCATCATAGATCTTGCGCTCAGCCAGTTGAACGAACGTCGGGATCTGCGAGACAAAGTTCGTTTCATCGTTTTGCAAATACTGTTGGATTTGTTGAACGAGGGTCGCGTAATTCATGTCGTTGATACCGAGATGATGCCAATAACAGTCGCTACATAAACCCCGTAGGGTTTCGACCTGACATCTGAAAATGCGTTAATGGCATCCGTTCCGATCTCCGGGACAGGCCTGCGAAGAGCCTGCGGGTCATCTACTGTAATGGTGCCAAGAAAATTCTGAGGGTGGTCTTCATCAAAGCAAGGGCCACAAACCCTGTTGCTTTTAATGTTGCCCTTGTAGGTCTCTGCCTTAAGATCCCTAATGTCATACCGAAGTCCGCATCGCTCACAAAAACCAAATGCGTTCTTGCCTGTAGCGTATGTGGTCATATGCTGCTGTACGGAACAATCCTAAGAGGAACCCGCTCCCGGTCTTCCTCGTAGGCTAGGTTGAATTGCTCATCATAGATTTGCTTTAGCATCTGGATTCGATCCATCAGCCCTGGCTTTTTCATCGCGACGTAATAGGCAAGACCAGCCACCAGAGCAGGGATAAACCTCGACGGAATGTCCATGGTGTTGGTCACCGTCCCGGAGTCCTGCATGCGCCTCATGCGCCAGTAGATGAGGGTGTAAGTCGCATTATCAGGTACCGGCCACACATTCACCGCTGGGGTCGCAGTGCGGGTTACGTAGTACTGGATGGGCCTGCCAGTCTGGTTTTTACTTACAATGCTGGACCAGCTCGAAAGACCGAGACGGTCGATGTCATAGTCGGCCTGGTTTGTACCGGTCCCGATCCTTACAACTGCATCAACTATGTCAACGGTATCTGTCCCGATGGTGTACAGGGCTGTTCCTGCCACAAGGGGAAGCGCTACTTGCTCGATGGTCCAGAGGTTGATACCCCTGTTCGACCATTCAGCCGCCATGATGTCCAAGCTACGCCTTGCAGACCTGAGATCATTTCCTGACCGAAGCTCCGTACCGGCCCGCTCAAATGCCTCCTCGATGATGACATCTATGGTTGGATTGAAGGTGGCCGTTCCAGAGGTTGCCATTACTGATAGAAGATCGTGACGGCTGTGGCGGTTACAACGGAAGCCTGGATGCCCTTGAGGAACAGGGTCCCTTCCTCTCCGATATAAACGGAGAGGGTCTGGCTGGCGCCAGTTGGGATGTCCAAGTCAATAAGGACTGGTCCGCCAGAGCCATCGGTAAGTGTAATACGGCCAGCACCAGCCGCGCCTACCGCGGAAATTGCGACGACGCGGCTTCTCCGGTCAGACACGGCCCCTGTTGCGGTAATACGCTTTGCGATCATGTCTGTCATGGCGTGACCTTACTGAACGATGTAGCGGACGGACACGTATGCGATGCCCGTTGTAGGATTCGAGACTGTGCCCGTAACGGTGATGAAGAGGCTTGTGTTGGTCGTGATATTGTTCATCGCGAGCAGCTGTGCCGCCGTAAAGGTCGGCGTGATGCGGCCGGTGGCTGTCTTCACGTCCACACCAGAAACAATGTCGGTCGCGCCAGCGGTGTAGCCGACGGTCAGGGTGTTCGCTGTCGAGTTGAACACCGTTTGGACGTCAACAATGACGTTCAGGACAGTTGCGTTTGGGGGAAGCTGCATCTTGACCGTCTGGGTCAGGGCGGCGGCGCCGACACCTGAGATGGTCGCGCGCTGCTCAAGGTTAACAGAACCGAGGTC